CAAGATCAGCGCCGACCATAACTTGACCCGGAGTTGGTACAAATAATTGTCTGAATCGTGGGTCACTAGGTACCTGGGCTAGGTTGGGATTCTTGTGCGACATACGGAATGTAGCACACCCAACAGAACAGTGGTGATGGACTCGGCTAGCAGTCGTACACAGCTTCAGCCATGCGTTCGTGCCTTCCGAGATCATCCCCAACTTCTTCGTAATATCGAGACACTTCGCGAAGTCCCCTGCAATCGTAATCCCACCGGAGGCAATCTCCATCAATATGGTCTCGTCGATAACAGGCTTCCCAGTAGTTGTCAACTGGGTTGGCTTCCAGCCATAGAATGTGGAAAGGATCCATGCAATATGATCTCGCGATGTGGGGTTTAGCTCTTTGAGCCTGACTGACTCGCAGCCTTGAAAGTATCCCTGTGTTTTGTTATTTCTTTTAGGATTGAACGTCGCGCCTTCGACGAAAGGGTGCCTTTCTCGTAATACTTTTTTAGTTTCTTCCAGCTCTTTTTGGAGAGCCGATGCAAGCTGCCATGCAGCGCGTTCATTAAAATACCATCCATGTAGCTCCTGCTTGGTCATGAGGTGTGCGACTTGGTGCTCTAACGCAACCCAGTCAGGTAAGGGCGGAAGTGTTGGCATAGTTTGACTGTGACGTTTACATCCTGTACACAATAGTCTTCCATCTCTTGGCTCCACTCCTTCCAGTCAGTATCCTTAGCAAAGCCACCTTTGTACTCACCTAGCCTGTAGCCATAGGACTCCAACGAGTGGCGACCATACAGCTGCAATGGCATGTGTTTCCATTGGTGCTTCTTGTCTAAGCCTAGCATATTAGGATGGTAGAGCCTGCTCAGCAAGAGGGTGTCAATCACCTCACCTTGCGGATCAAAGAAACTAAAAACTTTCTTGATACAGGGGATGTCGAAAGATATGATATTGTGTCCGACTATTCGATCTGCTTCCTCCAGTCTCGTAACACCTGCAGAGATGGGAGGTTGAGTGCCGCTGTCATTGTATGCAAGCGTCTCATCTGTCTCAGTATCATGGATTGCAAGGCAATGTATGTGGGTAAAATCATTTAGGAGACCGTCCGTCTCCAGGTCGAACACCAGCATTTTTCCAGTGGTAGGTTTTATCTACGAACTGTGCTTTCTTGATTGCTTCAGCCGTAGGTGGATTAGGTTTGCGTAGATCCAGCACCGTATTAGAAATCGGTTGCCGGATTGAAATCGGGTTCAGCTTCATGTTCAGTAAATTTACAGGTGTTGAGATCATAAGTCAACTGTCCAGCCACGCCTGTTTCGCCAGAGTATCTATTCTTGAGGACTCTAATAGTTGTAGCAGCGTGTTCAGGTCCACTTTGTTGATCCCTTTCGAGCGCGATAACTCCGTCAGAAAGTTGAGCAATGCTCGCACTTCCTCTAAGTTGTCCAATCGTAACTCGTGCTCCTTCTTCATGGTTATGGTCCGATTGTGTACGGCGTAAGTGTGATACAAGGAACAGGGCAATGCCTGTCCGTTCGACCAGTGACCGTAACTTAGTCATGGTCTGGTCAATCATTCTCCGCTCTTCACCTTCAAGACCGCTAAGCAGGATAGAGAGATGATCCAGAAAAACAATACGGCAATCGAGTCCGCTTGCCAGATACTCAATGCGATTATAGATAACATCAGGATCGTAACTGCCAAACCCATCGTACAAATAAAGATCCCAAGTAGCCATTGTCCGGCCATATGCATCTTGAAGCGATGCTTTGTCATGTTCTCCTATGTGCAGTGGTTTGCCGACAGCCGAACTCATCAAGCCGAGAGCGGTTCGTCGGTTACTTTCTTCAAGCGCCAAGTAACCAACCCGTTCGCCCCTTTGTAGGAAGTGAGTGCAAAGTTCGCGACAGAAGCTGGACTTGCCTGCGCCAGTCGCTGCAGTAATAGTGACAAGCTCACCGTATCTAACACCGTGAGTGATTCGTTGGAGTCCCGCAAATGGGTATTCATGGTCGCAAGGTTTGGAAGGTTTGGTAACTAAGTCTAGCAGAGTTTTGCCATCGACAATGCCGTCTGGTCTGTACAACACATGGTCATAGTTACAGACGGCTCGCACTGCCTCCGAATCACCCGCTTGTAATGCCTCTGAGGCATCCTTGTAGTCCTCTAGAGCACCGATGTAAACCTTGCCAGGGGGTAAGACCCCAGCGCAGTCAGTCGCGGCCTTCTGGCCGGGCTCATCGTTGTCAAAGAATAGGACAATCTTGTCGTAATGGTTGATCCATTCATAATGATTTTGGATTGCTTTCTTTGCTGCTGGTGCTCCGTTAGGAATTGAGACCACATCCCAGTTGGGCTGTGCCTCCCATACAGACAGGCAATCCATCTCGCCCTCAGTAATGATGAGCTTCTTTGTCCTGTTGGTAGTCTTATGCCTGAACAGCTGCATACCAAACAGACTGTTGACCTTACCTTCGCAGGTAAACGTCTTGTCTTTACCCTTTACCTTGGCTCCAAGAAGTGTACCAGAGCTGTCATAATAATAGAAGCGTAGTAGTTCTCCGTCTCGATAGACCTTGAACTTCTCGCATGTTTGCTCAGAGATTCCTCGCTTCTGCAGCCGTCCGGCTGATCCTCGTAACTGAACATTGGTAGTCATTGTGTGGTGGTGGTTAGTAGTGCCGTCACCATGAACATAGTGGTGACAAACAAAACAAAAAGTGTGGCCGTCAGAATAAACAGAGTTGCCATCTGACGAACCACAGTTTGGGCACGGTTCATGCCTTACGAACTCACTGTTCTGTGAGCCATTCGATTGGAATACTAGCATAGGAGCAGTATTTTATCCCATGTTTTTCGCACCATTGTGCGTATGTGGTCTTCGATTTTTTGCTGATTGTATTATAGGGTGCCTGGAAGACCATGCGTAGGTCTATGTCAGGGTTCTGTTTGATGACAGCTAGGACTTTCTTACGGTCTTTGCTGTCCCAGTAACCCTTTGTCTCTAGCCAGATACCTGACGGGAGAATGAAATCAGGCGTGTAGTTATGCTGGATAACGTATGAAACCTTCGTGCTCTCGTACTCATACGACACACCAAGATTGGAGAGAAGGTCAGCTACCTTCTCCTCCAGCTTGGATCTGAATGCCATCAGCACTCATCTTCAACAAGTCCCTCAACGATCTGTTCAACTACATCAGTGACGGCACGAGCCATCTCATAACGGAAGTCAGACTTGTCTTTTTTGTGTCGAGTAACAGTGATGGTAGGCAGCTCGATGGTGAGGCGGCATTCCCAAAGACCAAGATCTTGATCTTTAGTGATTACTACATCAGAAGTCATCTTCTACCTCCGCTTCCTCTTTGACTGTGATGTTCGGATCACCAGCCTTGAACCCTTGGGTTTTACCAAACAGCTCAGCAACAGCATCGTCAGAAAGATCGCCAGTATCAACACCAGCAGATCCACTAAGTGTAACAATTTGAATCCCCTGCAGCTTCAGTGAAGTGCCATAGGTCACACTATCCTTAAGGATGTACGGCTTTTGATAAAAAGCAAGCTTGACCTTTGAGCCAGAGTACAGAGGCGTGCCGTTATCAACGACAGGAGATCCTTCTGTATCTACAACAGGTGGTTTGGTGTCCTCATTCCAAGAGAACTTGACTTTGTACTTACCCTCAGACACCTCTTCCCATGGCTCAGGCTTGAGAACGGAACGCTTTGGGTTCTTCAGTTTTGATTCAGCCCACTTGAGGCTTTCAGTTCGATCGTCTTCCAACTGCTCGACCATATCAGTATCTACAATAGCAGACAATGAATAGCCAAACTTAGAAGGCTTCAACACAGCCTGGTAGCCTTCAAGGACTACCGGCTCTTTAGTAACGAAGGTGGTTCGTGCCATTAACAAAAGAAATAGGTTGATTCAATCACCGATGACGGTTCAAGGTCACCGATGATCGGTGGTTTGGTGGTTGCGCCGACTTGCTCGGCCCATTCGTTTAGATAGTCATGCTCCGCAAAAAGGTGCATGTAAGTTTCGCGTACGATTGCTGACAGAATAGACATATCACTACTGCGGCACAGAACCGAGTCGTGTATGAGGGCCAGCGGAGCGTCAAAGCGGAGCGCAGATATGTGGAGTAGGCTTGCATCGAGTGAGTGGATAAGGTTGGGTGCGGTTGCATTCTTGTGATGCAGTAAGTCTACTTCATCTGAATCTCCAATGGCAACTGATACTTTCTTGACACATCCAAGAAGCTTTAACCGTAAGGTTTCGACTTCTGGTTTCATCAGCCGTTGTGTGAC